TCGTGACGCTTGGCGGCCTCGCGGGCCTTTTCCTGCACCGCCTGACGAATGTAATCCTCGGCGGCCTGCATCAACTCCTGTGGGTCAGGCTTCTCGCCAGACTGTTGCGCCTGCTGCATGGCGTGCTGCATAAACTGCTGAAACACCGGCTGCACAAACTCGGGCGGCAGGTCGGCCAACGGGGTTGGGTTGAGCCCCCACGGCTTTTCGGTGACCGGCATGAGGATATCGCGCACCCAGGCTGCCGCGGCTCGGCATTTGGTGGTGGTCAGCATCATGAAAATGGCGCTGCCGCCTTCTGCTTTGATGGCTTGCAGCTTGGAGGGGTCGTATTCCCCCACGCGACGGCGCAGGCAGTCCAGCAAGCGGTACTCAACTTCTTGCTTGGCCATCTTGGCTTCTTCCCAAGACCGCCGTATGTGCGCACCCAGAGAGCTTTCCACCAGATCTCGGCGACGAGCCTCTTCATCCTGCAGCTGCTGCGCATCATCGTCTTTCCGCAAGTCCGTCGCAGAGCGGTACTGCATCAGCCCTAGGCTCGCCATATTACGCAACCCCTTCCGTTAGAATGTCGTACATGGCTTGATTCATCAGTCGCTTGTTGTTGCGCAATCGCTGGCAATTTCTGAGCATGGGGTGAAGTTGCTTGAACAGGTCTTGGAGATACGCCACCGGGCTTGCTTCAAATTCCTCCAGCTTGACGTTCAGGGTAATGCCATAGCCACCTTCCACCTCAAACTGCAGGCGAATGCCCGGCTTGGGCTGGGTTACCTTGGCTTCAAGGACGATCGGATCAATCTGAATGTGGTCCACGTCGTTGCGGAACTTGCCGGATGGAATGGGCAGTGCCGCTTTAGCCACCGCCTGAGCGACCACTACGGCAACTTCCCGCTGGGTCAGGCTCACGGGTTTGTTTGATTCAAGAATGGCCATGGTTGTCCTTTGGTGTCAGTAAATCAGTAGCCAAGTAAGGCGAGCGCAATAACGGCTATCGAGAAGCCCGTGAACGACAGCATCAGCCAAACAAAAACAAGCGTTGCACGGCCACCAACGGCGTTGCTGTCACCGTCACTCCAGTAGCCGCCAAATAGAAACTTTAAGGAATCGCGCATAATTACTCCTACGTGTGTGCTGCCCAGTTGCCGCGCTTCGCCGGACGATTGGATCGTGCCGTCCAGTTCAGCCGCAAAACGGAATCAATCGGGTGAAAGGTGAGCGCCAGACTGTCAGCCTTATCCGGGCTTGGTACGCCGCGAGACTTCATATCTTTTTTGCTCTCCATCTGGATGCGCAGTTTTTTGTCGTAGCCGTACTCGATGGTCGTCAAGTCGTCCATTAGATCGCGGTCGCCGGGCGGTAAGTCGGCATCATCCAGCCACGTCTTGATTTGCCCCCACATCCAGGCGCGCATGTTGATAAATTCCTTTGGGTCGGGTGCTGTACCTGCTGGCTGCACATCAATAACTGGCAGATTAAAGCGTTTAAGCTGATCGACAACGCCTCCGCCAACGCCCGGGCCATCCACGCAGATTGCGGCCACGCGCCCTTGATCCAGGTACAGTTCGCGGGCCTTGTCGGCCACCTCTACAGTGTCCAATCCACGGTAAGCGTGCTGATAATGGATCTTTGGGCCTTGTCGTAAAGTAATAACGGACTGGTCGTTTCCGAATCGCGCCACATCCACGCCCATGATGAGCGGGTAGTGGGCAAACACCTGTATTGGCTGTTCTCGTTGTTGCGCCTGCCTAACCAGATCTTCGCTGATAAACTGGTTGTCCGAAACGCGAGGGAACTCGCCCTTGACGCGGACGCGGAAAAAGTCGGAATCTTCGCCGTAGTCTTCAAGCCATTGCTGGATTTCCAGCTTGTTGGTCATCCGGCAAGTGCGTGAGTCAACTTGCCTGTTCAGCCATCGGTGACGCATGGAACGGAAGCATTCACGGAATCGGCCGGTATTTCGGACCGGGTTGCCATATACCAGCCAGAACGCCCCGGGCGTGGTCATGGCGCCTTCTGAAACTTCCCAGATCGCATCCGCTATGGCGCTGGCTTCGTCATAGATGACCAGTACATCTTCGGCGTGTAGGCCGGCGAAGGCGTCGGAGTTGTTCTCGCTCCAAGCCACGGCCGTTACGCCCCATGTTTCTGGGCTTTCGATGGCAGAAAATCGGGTGGCAGTCCAACTGAACCAGTGCTTGTTGACGGCTCGCTTGTGCCAGACGGACAGCTCCCGCCATGTGGTGCTGTTAAGCTGAGCCTGTGTGCCTGCGGTGATACGCCCTGCGCAATGAGGCCGGGTGCTGCAGAACCACAATATAATCCAGGCTGTTTCAGCCGACTTGCCGATGCCGTGGCCTGAGGTTGTGGCATCTCGCATAGCGACTTTCGTGCCGCTGCGGATATGGTCACGGATCGCGTTCAGCTGCCCTCGCTGCCATTCGTCCGGGCCGTCCGGGAATTTCTCAAGCGCCGTGCCGGGGACGCCCCACGGAAACACGAGCAAGACGAAGCGCAACGGGTCGTCCCAGCACTTCGCAATTTCGTCGCGTAACTGCAGCTCGCCAATATCACTCATCTAGCTCTTTTGTTCGGTTGATGCCGGCAATCAAAGCGTCAGCCAGCGAACCCAATTTTTGAGTATTGTCCTTCTCATAAGCCCCCAAGTATTTCATCAGCTTTTCAAGGGCGCTGTTCTTGTCAGCAATCTTGTACTCAATCACGGTGCCGGGTGATTCACCCTCACCGCCGCCACCTGTCTGCATGACTTTAATGCCGGAAATTGCTGCCGCCACATCGTCGTCCAGTTTGGTAATAGGTAGCGGCGCCCCGGTGTTATCGAACAACTTGCGAGGATCAAAGAGGCCGATGCGGGCAATCTCTTGCAGCACACGCTTTTGAGTGATGTCAGCCTCCCGACTAACAACGTCCAGCGTTTCCTGCAGCCGCTTCTGAACAATCGGGTGATTGAAGTATTCACACGCTTTCGGGGATGCCGACGTATATTTCTTGCAGCGCGGGTGGATGGCCATGTAGCAAGCCGTTTTGTTGCCGCGAAGCCTGGGGTCTGGGCTGCCGCGATAGAGGTCGGCAAAGCGAATCAGCTTTTCCCGCAGCACCGGCCCGGGCTTTAGGTTTCGGGTTTGCGCCATTACTGCATCCGATTAATGATGAGCACCCGAAACTGAAACGCAGCTCGGCGAGCGCCTGTGGTAGTAACGGACAGTTGAACTAGGGACGAGTCGGCGTCAACCACGTCGCCGGCACGAAGCCAGACCTTGATGCGGTCACTACCTGTTACTTGGCCTGTGTCAAGCACGGTGAGCGCCGGTGAAATCTCAAAGGTTTCATACGCGCTGCCGGAAATCTGGTCAGACTCGGTAGCCAGCCAGTTAGTCAGGTCATAGTCAAAATCCAGAACCTCGCCGGGCTGCATAATCATAATCTGGCCGTCGTTCTGGTAAATGCTGTAACGATTAGCGACGGTGGTGCGCCTGGCTGGAGCTTCCTGGTCATACGGATACACCACCGCAGATACGACGGTAACGGTTCGCGTTGCAGTGGCGGAGTTTCCGGCCTCATCGCTTACCGAGTAAGTGACGGTGTATGGCCCTGGCACAGCGGTATTCACTGCCCCTGACACACTCACCGAGTCGGTCAGATCCCCACTCACGGCATCGAGTGCGGTGAAGCCTGGCTCAACCCAAAGGTCGCCCTCAGTCAGCGTGATGTTACCGCCAGTCAGGGTAATAACGGGCGCAGTAGTATCGTTCGACGCCACCACCACGACGGTGACCGTGCGGGTAGTCTGGGCGACGTTGCCGGACAGATCGGTGCTGGTGTAGGTCAGGGTGTAGGCGCCAAGGGTGCTCACATCAACCGTGCCAGTCACCACGACTGAACCCGTAATAGTGCCATCGGCATTATCGGTCGCCGTGTAGCCCGGATCACTCCAGGCCACGCCCTGGGTCCAGTCCAGGTTACCGCCCTGAAGCGATATAACCGGTGCTGTAGTGTCCGCAATCGTTGTACTGGTGAAGGTCGCAGAAACACCGCCAACGGTCAGCGTGGTGGCGCGAGCGCCATCATAGCCGCCACTGGAATACTCATTGCTGGTTTCGTGGCGCACACGGATACGGTAGTTCAAGCGCACATTGGTCGGTGTACTTGTCCAGCCGCCGTAAACGGCGCCACCGTCGGTTGAGACGGAATACTGACTGCCGGTGTCGCCAGAGATGGATGCCGGAATGTCTGTACTGGCGTCAACTCCCCCAATCGTAATTGCGCTGGAGGTGACCGTAATGCTGCGGGCTACATCCGTCTGCGCGGTAAAGCTGAAGGCTGTCGGGGCTGTATCGACCGCTGCATTGGTTGTGAAGGTGGTCTTGGTAATCAGGCCGCCCGCGTCAGCGTTGAACGCCCTGATCCATAAATCGTAAAGGGTGCTAGACGACAGGCTAGTCAGCTCGGCGGGACTGGCGGTGGTGATCCATGTTGCGCCAAGATCAATGCTGTACTCAAAGCCCGTGGCATCGGCCTTGTCATAGGAGAAGTTGACGGTGGCCGCGCTTCGGGAAGGTACAATGGAGTCAATCGTAACGGTGCCATTCGGCCCAAGGTCTTCAATAGTTCGTGTGAACGGGTCAACCGCACCGGTTTCGGTGGTGTAGATTTCAAAGCTCGCCGATGCTGTGCCGTTTTCGAGCCCGGAGGCCAGTGTAACGTAGGGTGTAATGTCATCCAGCCAAGCGCCATCCGCTTCGATCTGAGCCCAATCCACGGTCATCACAGCCGGGTCGGGCTCTGACGTAATTTTCAGCTCATACGGTTGAGTGCTGGCCAATTCAACACCGAACAGCACCGAAAGCGCATCCGGCTCGCCGTGAACTGGGCTGTACGGAAAGCTGTTGGTGTAGGCGATATCGACGGTTTTTGTGAAGCCGTCAACATCTACTTCAAGCGTGGCCACAATGCCACTGGTCGGATCGGGCAGCAACGGTGCAGGGAAGGTGAACTCGCCGCCTG